CCGATCGAGGGAACCAACGGTCCGCCCCGGGCACAATTTTCGAGGGAGAGATAGCCGCCGCAAAAAGTCTGATAGAACAAACAAGAATTAATTCTGAAGCCGCTGAAGCAAGATACAACGATATGCTTAGAATCAGGACTGAGGGAGACCCGATGGCCGCCTACAATACTGGGGCCATGAACATGATGGATGCTTATGCATTTGCAATGGAAAATATAGAAAGAAATTCTGAAGGCGTCATTAGTGGAAATATTGCAGGACTGTTTTCTGACCTTGGAGTAAATGTACCGACATTCTTAAAGACAATCCCAGGATTCTTCGAACATCTTCAAACAAATCTTCCAGGACTGTTTGAGCAAATGACAAGCACGGCTAGTGGATTCTTTAACACTTTGGCGGCGAATGTTGATGTTAATATCGGAACAATCGGACAAGTGTTTTCAAAAATGGCTCCAGCCGCCGTGACAGCCCTTGAAACGCAAATAAGCCCAATTCTTAAAAGTTATGGAGCAGAAAAGTTCCCAGAAGACATGGCAGATATTCCAGAATGGTGGGCTGGCCTTTCAGATACCGTTAAGGGGCAGGTCGAAGGTCCCATACAGGATGTTATCCTGGGCCTTGGAGAGAATGCTGTAACAGATTTTGAGGGCACAATGGGTCAGTTCTGGGAGATTATGCCATCAAGTATTAAAGAAATTTTTGAAGGTGAAATAACTCCATTTATTCGGGAGCAGGCAGAAATTCAGGGAATGGGCGTAGACGAGTTTCTACTAGAAAGATTTAGGGCGATTCCAAGCGAAACTGCCGCAGAGTGGGATACAGGGTTTGCTAAAGTTTGGAATGACATGGCTGTAGGTGCTGTTCAAGGAATGGCTGGCGTTTCCACCTTCCTGGCTAATCTTGACGACAATATTGAAAATGAAAAACTTAGAACAATGATAGGTGATGCTCTTAGAGGGGCCTTCCTCGAAGGAGAAGAAAGCTATAACACAATGTTGGCTACTATTGCTGCTATGGGCGATGGAGATATTGAAGAGGCTTACGGCGAAGGCGGAAAGTTTACCGAGACCGTAAATGCCGGTGCTGAAGCCGGCGCCGAGTCTATGGATATTCTTGCTGAAACTATTGGAGAAATTCCAGAGGATCAAAGAGTTAGAGATGCCGTATTGAAAGATCTTCCCGAGGACTTTGCAACGAGTGGAGAAACTTCTGGCACACGATTTGGAAACAGTTTAATTAACAAAATTAACGCAAAAATTCGTGACTTTAAGCCAAAGATAACTGTTTCCGTAGAAGTGGCTAGTAATTCTGGTGGCCCTGTTCTTTATGGGCAAAGCATAGGCACCCCCTTTAATTCTGGTGGAGCTATTCCAAAATTTGCAAATGGCGGAAGGCTGACAATGAACAGAAAAGTTCCTGGAACAGCAAACTATGACAAGGTTAGGACACTACTTACTCCCGGAGAATTTGTCATGCGCCAAGACGCTGTGAAAAAATACGGAGAAGGGTTTATGCAAATGATCAATAGTGCTAAACTTTCTCCAACAGAATTTTCAGCTCCTAGGTATGAGGCATCCATTTCAGGATCATCTTCTCCAAAAATTTCAGACTCAAAGAACAATTCCGTAATGTATAATAATTATAGCGTAAGTATTAATGTCAAGTCTGAGTCAAACCCAGATCAAATTGCAAAGACAGTAATTGATCAAATCAAGAGGGTAGACTCTCAAAGAATTAGAGGAAATAGGTTTTAATGGCTACTGAAGAATATATGGCAGGTCGTAAGCAATATAAAAGACCACAGGGTTTATTGTTGGCAAATAACCCAGGGTATATCTCTAATGGCAAAAGAATCCCAGAAGGAAACGAGCTAGAAGACTTTATTATTCTTTCAGACAACAATAGAAACCCTATCTCTATTAGTAATCAAAGAATAGAAAAAAGAGAGAGAATGATCAATGGCCGTATGAGGTCTTATCACATAGCTGATAAATCTACTATCACTGTTGATTGGTCTTTGTTGCCATCAAGAGCTTTTATAGATGTTCCCGAATTTCAAGATACTGACACAAATTTTGGAGATGTAGTAAACTTAGTTCCCTCTATTGATATAGAAGGAACCGACAGACCGGTAAGATCTTCTGGTTCGCCATTCTTTAAAGATCAGCAATACACCACCGATGGAGGGGCTGGAGGCGCAGACATTCTACAGTGGTACAAAAACAACCAAGGATCTTTTTGGGTGTACCTATCATATGACAACTACACTAATTTAAATAACGAAAGAGACAGACTAGCAGAATATTCGGACATCCTAGAGGTTTTCTTTGGATCGTTCGATCACAGTGTAGAAAAACGCGGTGGTGAAAATCACGATCTTTGGAACGTATCTCTTTCCCTGGAAGAGGTTTAGATGTTTGTCAATGAAGAACTGAAAGAACACTTAGAAACCTCCCCTGTTATTAAGTTAAATTCAGCAGTAATTGCTGAGTGGAACATGAACATAGCAGAAAACATTTTGATTTCTGGCAATTATCGATATCGTTTAAATGATACAGAGACCCCACAGTATAACGTAATATCTCAATCATTTAGTATTAATGATGAAGTAAATAATTTTTATACCGGTGCAACAGATGCAGATGTTGTTATTGACGGAGGAGTAGACGACCAAGGAATACCCCTGGCTTTTATATCCAAGAAAGAAAAAGAAAGACTTCTGTATTCATTAGAAGATTGCTTTGGACGATTCCGCCCCCGTTCTGGAATCAATAAGCTAAGGTACTTTGAAAATAACTTTTCTCATTTTTCTAACATAGAGATGGCAAAAAGACCAAGATACTACATGTCAGATAAACTAGACTTGTTTAAATATTGGACTTCTTATAGAACAGAAGGCGGTATAGAAAGGGGCATTGCAAACATTCCTCTTAATGATCAAAACTTTATACAAGACACAGCACCATTCGTAACATACAAAGAAGCAATTCCTGCAAACAGGATTGTCGTAAAAATGCAAACAAACGTGGGAGACCTTGACCTAGGGCCTTTTGTTCAAGATAATACAAATGTTGCAGATCCATTTTTTGGAGAAGTCAACAAGACCGTTCCGGTAAGATGGAAGATTCAATATCTAGAAACAGATAGTACCTGGGTGGATGCTGCCTCCTTTAGTGAAAACTCTGTTCGTAATGATGGATCTCCAATAGTAGGCTCTGATGGGTACCTGGAATTATTTTATGGACTTTCTGTTCCAGAAATATTTAGAGAAAACTTTAACTATGAAAAAGAATTTTCTAATGCAAGCATTCTTCCAGATCCACTAAACATGCCAAATGGAACAGCATACCTTATTAGAGAGAATGAGAATGATGCTGGAACAATCCATGTTGTTGTTAATAATGACTTAATGATTGCAGGAACTTATGAAACATTCCCTGCAATATATGGATGGAGTGTTGAAAACGAAGACGTTTCTTCTGCTACTGGATTTGTAAAAGACTTAACGTCACCACCTTCTTTTATAAATTTTTCAAGTCAAAAAAGAGAGTTTAGGGAGTTTCAATATATTAAAGGTCTTCGGATCGTTGTAGATACTATGAATGTGTTTGATTCAACGTTTGACTTGATAGAGATGTCTCCTAGATTAACCGTGGACATCACGGACAAAGTTTCTGCCTTCTCTGTAACAAGATCAGCATCAGACCTTGGAATTACAGGATTGCCAGTGGGCCAGCTTCTCGCATCTGTTGGATCTGTGACTATCTTCGACTTTGACCAAGCCTTTTTCCCAGAAAATAGAAACAGCATTGTTTCTAGCTATACATCTCAAAATATTCAGTTTAAGTTTTATGAGGTTGTAAAAGAAGTACAGAATAAAACATTCTTTATACCAATAAAAACTATGTACTCTGAAGGCTTTCCTGAAATATCAAACAAAGATAGAACTGTTACAATGACTTTAAGGGATTTGTTTTTTTATTTTGAGTCTATAACTGCACCACAAATACTTGCAACTAGTGCATCTCTAAGCTATGCAGTTTCCCTTCTTTTAGACTTCGTTGGATTTTCCAATTACACCTTTTTAAGAAACCTAGGAGAAGACGAAGAAGTTATACCGTTTTTCTTTATTGCACCGGATCAAACAATAGCCTCAGTTTTGAATGAACTAGCGGTATCGACACAAACCGCTATGTTCTTTGATGAGTTTAACAACTTTGTTCTAATGAGTAAAGGATACATTCTTCCAACAGAGGAAGAAAGGCCTACCAATATAACTCTCCGTGGATCTAAAGACTTTGAGATAGATGGAGCATTAAGAAATAAAAAAACAAAAAATGAGCTAGCTAACATTTTAGACATCTCTTTTGTTGACAATCAAATATTTAACGGTGGAAGTGTCAACTATACTGCCAGGTCTATTCAAAGATCTTACGGAACAATTAGACAAGCCAGCCTTGTGGATAGCCAAAAGACTTGGATATACAAGCCAGTTCTTTTGTGGGAGGTCACCGGTGACGAAAACGTGAGGCCCCAGCAAGACGAGGTATCGACTCAATCGGCATACGCCCTTACCGCAATTCCCCTAAACTCAGACCTAAGCATAGACTTGCCAGTTGTAGAAAATCACAGAGTTGTAAATAACACTATCAACTTTGGAGATGGGGTTTATTGGACAGCTCGATATGATGGTTACTTTTTTGCTAACGGTGAAATCATAAGGTACGACGCAATTCAGTTTAGCATTCCTGGTTTAAGCCAGATAGAAGCCAACAGCCCAGACGCAGATGGTGATAACGTTTGGATTTCTAGTGCTTCGGAATATCAAACATACTTTTCTAAAATTCCCTTTAATGGAAAAATATTTCCTACCGGATTAGTTAGAATTTATGCAGAACCACACTTTGAAGTTGTTGAAGGTCAAACTCGTTTAAAGAATGGCGTCGTGGCAAAACATGGCAGGGGGCAGTTTGGAACTGAAACCATAAGCCACCACGCCACCCTTCCGGAATACTGGAGCGATAGTTCAAATCGTCGTGGAGTTTACATGGACTTTAAGTATCTTCTTAACCAACAAATTAATAGGATTATTTATGAAGACGTAACCGTAGAGTCTAATGACGGGGTTGCTGTTTTAAACGTTTCTGATGCTACGCTAGCAAAAGTAGGAGACTATGTTTTTAGAGAGTTTGACGGGGAAGATGGGGAGCTGGCACCAACCACAAACCTAATACCAGGAAAAACAAGAATATCCAGCATCGATGCTGTTAATCAAACAATAACCTTAGACAGAGCCATCACAGATATTTCCGATCAAGAGTTTGATGATGTAGACAGAATTTCTAGTGTAGACATTTTTAGCAATAGGGTAAATGCTGTATTGCAGTTTGACGATGCCGAAGACATTGAGAATTTCGAGGTAGGGTTTTATATTAAAAACAGAGATGATGACGAAACAGAAAACATTATTCCGCCAAACACAAAAGTTGTTTCTATAGATCAGGCAAATAATCGAGTAACAATTAGCAACGTTTTGCTTTTTCCCAATCTAGAAACAACAGTCTCTATTGAAATAGGCAGAATATTACTAGACAAAATTATTCTATCTGAAATAAGACCAGAAACTGTTAACGGCAAATCTGGGCTAGATGTTTCGGTATACAACAACTCTTCTGTTTCTGGTGTAATAAAAAACATTTTTGCAAATAGCTATGTAGAAGAATCTTCTCAAGATTCTGGCTACCCAGCTACAGTACAGTCTTCTGCATTGGTTTTTAAGGGCAACATCATCAACACGACAGATGTCCCCAGAAACTATATTTCTTACATATACAAGCCACTTGAAAATAGGTTTAGGCATTTTGGTACACGCCTTAGAATTATAGGAAGAATTGAAAACAATGAAACCAGAGGCCAAATACCGGAGGGCGGCAGTACCTACTTTACAATCGAAAACGCGGAGACTGGTCAATCTCCGGTTCTTGCGGGTGGCTCTGGTGGAATTTCTATTATGGTTAATCCAGAAACAAACACGGGTTACTACTTTGAGCTTGCGGCCCTTACAGAAAACAACCTAACAGAATATTCTCAAGACGACGAGCTGAATGAAGATACGGTTAGTAATGTTTTATTCTATAAGATTCAAAGGGATGTCAGTGCGAGCAGGGACTCAGACAAGGCAATTCCGATAAAACTTTTTTCGGGGATTGCGAGCGTCACGGTAGATGACGGAACCTTTGTTGGTCAATCTAGGCTATCCTCAGACACGACTCCAACAGTATATGACTTGGCTGTAGAGTATGAAGACTTTGACGGAGTAAGAACTTTCTATCTTTATATTAATAACGTAATAGTTGGTATAGCTAGAGACGAAGATCCCTTACCAGTTATAAATAACATGGCTCTTTTTGTGAGGGGCAACGCCAAAGTAATGTTTGAGAATGTTTATGCCCTTACAGAAAACTATAGTCAAAACACCACGTTCTCTTTAGATACTCCAGTAAGCAGTGCTTTTGGAAACGTAGACATAAATGCTCAATCTTCTTTGCAAAAATATGCAATTAGTGGATTAGTTCAGGCTACATACCTTAGTGGAATCAGCTCCCTCGAACCACCAAAATACAATATTTATTTTGAAGAATTTGGAACAATTATGCGCGAGGCATCATACTTTGATATTAGATATGATAAGGCCTATCCAGCTTTGTCTGCACAGATATCTCCAACTTTTAATAGAGTTAAAGGATTTACAACAGCAGGATTTTTTGCTAGCTCATATGGAGCAGAGTTCTTGGTCTTTAATCATACTGATACGGTTCTTAACCTAGACTCTACAAGTGGAAACTATTTAAAAATTCAGGGGGTTACCTTTACGCAACAATCAGTAAATGAGCTAACAGTAGATGATTATTTTGAAAAGAAATCAAATTTTGCAGATCCGCAATTCGTGTCTGAAACTCTTGTGGATTCTCCAGTAGATGCCAAAAAATATTTTACAGACATTAAGCTTAGCAGGCTAAGCCAGGGTAGCAAAGAGTTTTCAATTGCAGCTACTTACATACAAAGCAAGGATTCTGCTAACTCAATGATGGACTGGCTTGTCAGAAAAATCATGAAGCCAAGGAAATCTGTTGGCATTAGTGTATTCGGAATGCCAATTCTTCAGCTTGGAGATATAGTAAAAATTGACTATCTCTCTAGCAACGGGTTTAACGAAGTTTCGGATGCAGATCAAAGGTTTGTGGTTTATAATATTGAATATACAAGGAGCCTTCAGGAAGTCGGAATGAATGTATTTCTTACGGAGGTAACAGAGTGACAGGTATATCAGCTATTCCCAACATACCAGAAAAAAGAATTTCATCAGCAGTAATAGATTCTTCTGTCAGGATTGCTACGCCAGACTTAATCCAAACAGGGGAGGAACCCTTTCCAATTGAGCTTATTACTAATCTTTTGTTTGAGCAAGTTGGCGGCCAAGAAATTATAAACATTGCCAGAAATGACATTATTAATGGACAAAGCATATCCTATAGCCTTATTGGAAGAATTGACACAGTTCAAAAACTATATAACACCAGCAACATGTTTAAGTTGTCTGGAACAATCAAAGAGTTCTTTGCAAACTTTGCAATTAGGTTTTCTGTCCACGTTCCAGAAAGTGGTACTGGTCCATCACCATACTATGTTGGAGAAGAAAACTCAAATGGTTGTTCAGGTTTTCCAGTATTGGGCTCCTATGACGATTCTGTGGATGGTTGTTTTGTTACTTTTGCAGAAGCCCAGAAATATATTGATGAAACATACCTTGTTAGAAATATTGTCTATAGCGATCCCCTAACGGGAAATATAGTCGTAGATGTAACTAGAATGGAAATAAACGAAAGGGTAGACGTTGAGGTCCAGTCTCGTGGTATTCTTGAAGATGATACAATATACTAGGAGGATTTTTTGATAACTGACATTGGTAAAAATATTTTGACTAAGTATTTAATTGGTCAAGCTCAGTCTTATGCGTCTTATGTCGCTATTGGTGTTGGACAAAGACCTTTAGCGGTTGGGGAACCAATGTCAAGCTTTGCTAGTCAAAAGGCCTTAGAGTTTGAAGTCTTGAGAACACCTATAACATCTAGGGGATTTGTTTACGATGACAACGGAAATCCAAACATTGTATTTGTTGCAGAACTGCCGAGTGAGCAGAGATACTCAATTACAGAAATAGGAATTTTTCCAGGAAGAGTCAATCCATCTGCGGAAGGAAATGACAGCAAAATTGTTTATTCTTTTTCTGAAGCAGAAAACTGGGAGTATCATACAGAGACTGCAACACTTGGAATTTCTAAATTTGTAGAGCCCCTAAACAGGGATGAGGCTAGTGGTCGAATTGCCATAACAGAAACGGTCTTTAGGACAAATTCCAACAATACTATTTTCAGTTCACCGATTCGTGTGAACCTTCTTGAAAATCCTAGATTTTTAGATACAGCAATGATGCTTCGAGGAGACATTTCTTTTTTAAGTCTAAATGCAACTAGCGGTAATCTTGAAATAAATCCCTCTGCGTCTGAGTATGCAGGGGCACACATTCATTACAACAATATTTCCCCAGACTTTGATTCAAACTCAACAGAGGACGAGCTACGTCTGGCATTTTCTCTATTAAACAAAGAAGACGTTCAGGAGCAAAGCCCTGAGTCTGTCAGGTTGCTAGTTGAATTTGTAAATGCGGATGTGCCATCCCCGACAAACTTTGCTAAGTTTGAGGTAGTTCTTAATCAGTCGGATCCTGATATTGATTTTTCAAGCAATAGGTACTTTGTTATTAAAAAGAAATTTTCAGAATTAATCAGAAGCTCTAACTTTACTTGGAAAGCTGTAAACTCTGTAAGAATTTATGCAACTGTTTTACAGACTGCAAGCTCTCTCCCTTCAGAAAATTTTTATATTTCTTTAGATGGGTTCAGATTTGAGAACACAACAATCAAGAATCCACTGTATGGTCTTACTGGATACTCAGTTATAAAAACAATAGACGGCAGGCCAGTAATTAAAGAAGCAAACACCGGCACCTCCATAGAGTTTAGGTTTGGAATGGGTGTTGAATAATGTCAACAAGCGGTCCAAGAAAAGCCGTAGTACTAGAGTCTGATCTGCCAAATCTTTCTTTCTTTAAAGATGGAACCAACGGATATCGTGTTAGATATAGATTAGTATCTGAAGACAGAAACAGATTTTCCCATTATTCACCAATATATACAGTAAGACCAAACTATAAATTTGAAAGACCAGAGTCTAGGTCTTTAACTGAGATAGCAGTAATAAGGCCAGGAAACAGCCCCTACGTAACCGTTGTTTGGCCAAAGGTTTCTGTACTAAATAGAGTTACAGATAACCTTGTTAAAATCGCAGATCTATATGATGTTTGGCTTAGTTGGGATGTAGACGAAGCAAATGCAATTTGGGTTCAGGCAGATAGGGTTGCTGGAAATCAACAGGGCTTAGTCATTCCAAAATCGTATACTCTTGACACAATACCAAGCCCAACAATAGTTGCGGTAGAGCCCACAAGAATTTCTGTAGAAATATATGTTAGGGCCGATCCTCCAAGTCGAGAGAACTCTGCACTTTTAGTTTACAAACTAGACAACGAAGATATTTCTCCACCGCCATCACCACCAGCAACTTAGTGCTATAATGTTATAGGAGAAAATATGTCGAGAATACCACTACCAGAACGAGGGCAGCCACTAGATCTTGCCTACATCTATCAATTGTCTAATGCCATTAATGAAATAGCCGTACAGCTATCGCCTACGGCAGGACGGTATACCAGTATAGACACTGTGTCTGCCGGAACACAAAGTGTAAGGACATCCGATGCCAGAATTGTTGGTGGATATGTTACGGTGTCAAACAATAGTGCTACCTCTCCGGATGGGGAGGGGTCTTTTTCTTATAACTTTAGCGACTTTCAGTATGTTCCCGTTGTCACCGCAACACCAGTATTGATTGGAGAAGCGAACACTGAAGCAGGAAAAGACGTATCTGTTATCCTTACACAAATTACTACAAATAGGGTAGAGGGCCTCGTAAAGTTTAATACAATTGGTATTGCATCAGTAGGGGTTAACCTGCTGGCTGTTGGCATCCCAGTATAGGAGTTTGTTTTGGATAGAGAGAGATACAACTCTGCCCCAGTAATTGTGGGCAGCAAGAGTGTTTGGTTTTTAAACGGTAGCTTGGTTAGAAGCTATCACCTTAATAGATCTAATGGAATAATGTCTGTTTACAACATAACTAAAGACAGAATTGAAAGCTGCCTTATTTCTGATTTTAAAAAAAATAGAGAGCGAGCTTACACTGTAAAAGAAACAGCAGAGCTTGTAAACAGACACAGGAAATATCTTCCTAGGCTTATGCAATCTGGATCAATTCCTTATCCTGTTGGTTCGCAGAAAGATGGAGAAAGCAAGTTTGGTCTAAGATCTTACTACTCTGAATCAAAGGTAAAAGAAATTAGAGATATCCTTGCTAGCTTTCATGTCGGTAGACCAAGAAGAGACGGCCTTATTACAAACGATATAACCCCCACCAAACAGGAGTTGACACGCAGGATGGGGAGTGGTATGCTTACATATACGAGATCAGAAAATGGGGAATTTATCCCCGTATGGATGGAATCCATTTAAACTAGAAGGGTATGAGATGAAAGACAATGAGACAAAGGTAAACGTTGCGTTAGGCTATACGCTTAACCTTGGAAACTTTCAGTCCTTAAGAATTGACATCGGTGTTGAGGACAGTCTTCGTAATGACGAGCACGTAGAAGAAGCATTCAACAGAGTATATGCTTTTGTTGAGGACAAACTTATTACAAAGATCAACGAAGCAAAGACTGAAGTAGGAGAGTAATGGCTGAACGCAAAGACCGAATGGCTTTGCTTAGCAGATACACAAAGCTACATACCAAAAGGTATGAAGAAAAGCCAACGCACAACCTGAATAAAGAGCAGTGGTCTGCAGACATGCTCGTAGAGTCCTACGGCTTGCCACAGTGCTATGACCTGCTTGACTACTATTTTGAGTCTGCGATCTCCCCTAGTTGGAAATATTTTGCCAATTACGCAGAAGAAATATTAAAATCAAGACAAAGAATTGAACAAGATACTGCCGAGAGAGCAGAGAGAAGAAAGTTAGCTAAGGAGTGGCTTAATGGATAATGTAGAGGCAAAGGTAATTTCAGCAGTCTTACAGGACAAGCAGATCCACGTACTGCTACAGGCAAACGTCGACGCTCTTTTTAAAACACATAATGACATTTGGGAATTCATACGGAAGTATGCAGAAAATAATGCAGAGCTTCCTCCCACACACTTGGTTTCCGAAAAGTTTAAAGACTTTGTTCCGGCAGAAGATGTTGGCGCAACCCGTCATCACCTAGAAGAGCTACAGGCGGAGTATCTCAATGATAGCCTTAGAGATATTTTGCGAGGGGCAGCAACAGAGGTTCAGAATGGTCAGGCCAATACCGTCCTTGATAAACTAATTACAAAGACATCTGAGCTAAAGAAAAATACTTCTGTCGTTAAAGACATTGACGCTACAGATATTGATAGTGCTGTCGCCTACTTTGAAGCAGTGCAAAAACAAAAAGAGCTTGGGGCTATTGGTATCAAGACTGGCTTGCCAGGCTTTGACAACTACCTTCCTGCTGGTATTATGCCTGGACAGCTTGGGGTATTTCTTGCATATCCTGGTATTGGTAAGTCTTGGCTATCTCTTTACTTTGCTGTGCAAGCCTGGAAGCAGGGCAGATCGCCAATGGTTGTTAGCCTTGAGATGTCAGAGACGGAGGTTCGTAATAGAACCTACACTATTATGGGGGAAGGTCTTTGGTCACACCGAAAAATTAGCAATGGAGAGATGGATATTCAGGATCTTAAAAGATGGCACGCCGGACACATTAAGGACAAGCCACCATTCAGAATTATTTCTAACGATACTGGTGGAGACATCAATCCATCGGTGTTGCGTGGAAAGATTGACCAATACAAGCCAGACTTTGTTATTGTAGACTACCTACAACTCATGAGTCCCAATCAGAAGTCAGACAACGAAACTGTAAGAATGAAAAATCTTTCTCGTGAGCTTAAGCTTATGGCTATCTCGGAAGAGGTTCCTATCATAGCCATCTCTTCTGCTACGCCAGACGACGTTACAAAGCTAGAGACCGTCCCTACACTGGGTCAGACCGCATGGTCCCGACAGATTGCTTATGACGCTGACTGGGTCTTGGCTCTTGGGCGGGGTAGCAACAGTGATGTTATTGAGTGTGTATTCCGTAAGAACCGTAATGGATTTATGGGGGAGTTTATGGTACAGGTAGACTTTGATAAAGGCTGGTACAAATACAAGGATTTGGAAGATATCTAGTATAATAGATATATGGAAAACATACACCACAAGCCTATAAAGAGATTTGGATTAAGTGGACAAATCTATGATGATTCAGATCTTATTAGGCTAAAGCTAGAGTACACAAAGTTAATACTGTCACAAATGAAAATGTCTGGATATGTTCCAAGGCTAGACGTTGATACAGACTTTACTTTAGGCTATAATAATAAAAGCGAATACTTTGAATTTGAATTATCAATATATGGAATATACCTAGGAAAGAAAAAGAGCCAATGCATATCAGGAGTAGTGGGAAGCCGAGCACTGTACTATCCCCCCAACAAACTAAAAGAATCCTTGCCGGAGTCGGCGTAGACATAGAGGGTGAAGTTGATACAGACTACATTATTTTTTGTCCATATCACGGAAACTATAGAACTCCCGCTGGAGAAATAGACAAGAACACAGGAACCTTTTACTGCTTTTCTTGCCACAAGGTTGCCGATGTTTATGAATTCGTAATGACGGTATCTAGAAAAACATATTTTGAGGCAGCCAGGTATATTAAAAAGAATGAGGTTGAGTCCGATCTTAGAAACGAAATAGTTAGTAAGCTTCTGGAGAAGCCAGACTACCTAGCGTTTGACGAGACTGTTGTAAATCGACTTGCCACTGAGGCAAAGTCTTCCAGTAGAGCTGTAGAATACTTTGACGGCAGAAGCATCACTGCCTCGTCTATGGACAAGTTTTCTTTGGGGTACTCTGAGACCAGAGACATGGTTACAGTGCCTGTACACGCCCCTGACGGCCTCCTAGTGGGCTTTGTTGGTCGGTCTGTAGAAGGTAAAGACTTCAAGAATACTCCCGGCTTACCCAAGAGCAAGGTTCTGTTTAATCTTCACAGAGTTAAAAGCTCCAGCAAAGTATTTGTTGTAGAGTCCTCGTTTGATGTGATAAGATTAGATCAGGTGGGTATGCCAGCAGTGGCTACCCTTGGGGCCAACGTATCAAATATCCAAGTAGAACTTCTTCGCAAGTACTTCAATAACATCTATGTTGTTGCAGACAATGACGAAGCTGGCGGAAACATGAAAGATCGAATCATCGAAAAGATTGGTCCTCGTGTTTCCGTAGTACAACTAGATAAACAATACAAAGATATTGGAGACATGGACGATGAAGCAATCAGGTCAATAGACGTTGGTTTTGACAAACTCATCACTGCCATGCTACAATAAAACACCAAAACAAAAACAATAAGGAGAAAACATGAGCGTAGTAAAGGGATTAGCAAACATCAATGCCCTGCTCGACAAACCAAGATATGATGAAAACAAACCAAAAGTACGCTGGCTTAAGCTTGCCGATGGACAGGCAGTAAAGATTCGCTTCCTCGAAGAGCTTGACGAAGACTCTGCCAACTACTCAGAAGATCGTGGACTAGCGATGGTCGTAAAAGAGCATACTAATCCAAAAGACTTCCGCCGTCGTGCAGTAGACACTATGGAAACTGAAGGACGTGACTGGGCAGAAGAGATGCATCGCAAAGACCCCAAGGCGGGTTGGCGTGGACGTCTTCGCTTCTACTGCAACGTAATGGTTAACGATGGTATCGAAGAGCCATATGTTGCAATTTGGTCGATGGGTGTCAGCAAGATGTCCGTGTTCAACACTATTCGTGAATACGCCATTGAAACTGGCAGCGTCTCGAACATGGAGTGGAAACTTAAGAGAAGCGGTAGCGGTACAGATACCAGCTATACGTTGATCCCATCGGCTCCAGATGCCGAGCCCTTTGAATGGAACAATGCTGAGCCATACCCAATTGAGATGGCACTCAACAACATTCCATATGCAGAACAGGAAGCCTTTTACTTGGGCTTTGATCAGTCTGCAGGTACAACTACTAGCTCTAACCTTGACTGGTAAGCGCTAGTATGTCCTATGTTGGCTTACATGTTCACACTCACTACTCACTCTTTGATGGGATAGCTACCCCACAAGAGTATGTAGATCGTGCCCACGAACTGGGTATGAGTGCCTTAGCAATTACAGACCACGGTTCTCTTTCTGGACACAGGGAGATGTTTCGGGCTGCGAAAGAGAAGGGCATTAAGCCAATACTTGGTGTGGAGGGCTATATAACTGAAGACAGGTTTGACCAAAGGGATCGGGATAGTCGAGAGGGTCCCCTTGATCTTGTCTACAATCATATAGTCCTCCTAGCCAAGAGTCAAAAAGGTTTGGAGAATCTCAACAAGCTAAACGAGATTGGCTGGACAGAGGGATTCTACAAGAAACCACGTATTGATTACGACGTTTTGTCAAAGTACAAAGAAGGAATCATTGTTACTTCTGGGTGCCTTAGTGGTACCGTAGCAAAAGCTATTGAGTCTGGAGAGCTAGCAGCAGCAAAGCAACAGATTGAATGGCACAAGAATGTCTTTGGTGACGATTACTATATTGAGGTTATGCCCCACAACCCAGCAGAAATTAATCATCAGTTGCTGGCTCTTGCCGATGAATTTGGGGTAAAACCAGTCGTGACCCCTGACTGCCATCATGCACACACGGGACAAAAAGAAATACAAGAGATTAAGCTTATTCTTAATACTTATAGCAATAAGGTTCAAAAAGAAGCGACATATGAAAAGTCTAAAAAATACGATAACTTGATGGAAAGACTGGACTATTTGTATGGCGAGAGGCAGATAAGCTTTGCCAACTTCGACATACATCTTCTTTCTGATGAAGAGATGCGCTCAGCCATGACGGCACAGGGTATTGACAGAGAAGACATCTACTCAAATTCAATTGAAATTGCAGAAAAGGTAGAGGAATACAACATTCAGGATCACCTTGACCTCCTGCCAGCACAGTATCAAAATCCGATGGGGGAGCTGTCCAGCCTCGCCATTGAGGGCATGAAGGATCGTGGTGTATACAAAAAAGAAGGCTATATGGAACGTCTTGAAGAAGAGATGGGCATCATTGAAGCCAAAAACTTTGGCCCATACTTCTTAGTTGTTCGTAACATGATTAACTGGGCAAAGAAGCAGGGTATTATTGTTGGCCCTGGCCGAGGATCTTCTGCAGGTTCTTTGCTGTGTTATGTTCTTGGAATCACAGACATTGACCCTATCAAGCATGGACTACTCTTCTTTAGGTTTATTAACCCAGATCGTAATGACTTCCCAGATATCGATACTGATATCCAGGACACTCGTCGTGAAGAGGTTAAAGATTATCTTGTTAAGCAATACAGGCACGTTGCTTCTATTGCCACATTCTTGCAGTTCAAGGGTAAAGGCGTGGTCAGAGACATCTCCAGAGTCCTCCACATACCTCTGGCTGACGTAAACAAGGTTCTCAAGGTTGTGGATACTTGGGAAGACTTTTGTACCTCAAGAAACACATCATGGTTCCGCGAGAAGTATCCTGAAGTTGTTAAGTATGGAGATCTTCTTCGTGGAAGGATACGCGGTACAGGAATCCATGCGGCAGGAGTAGTTACAAGCAAGGAGCCAATCTTTAGACATGCTCCTATGGAAACTCGCAACTCTCCAGGTAGCGGCGAGCGTATTCCTGTAGTAGCGGTAGACATGGAAGAGGCAGAAAGAATTGGGCTGATTAAAATCGATGCCCTGGGCCTTAAGACCTTGAGTGTTTTGAAAGACGTCCTCGACATTATTAAAGAACGTTATGGCAAAGACATAAAACTATTAGACATTGCTATGGAAGACTCTAAGGTTTACGAAATGCTTTCTAATGGATATACAAAAGGTGTGTTTCAGTGTGAGGCTACTCCGTATACAAATCTGCTAGTCAAGATGGGTGTGAGAAACTTTGCAGAGCTAGCGGCTTCTAACGCACTTGTCCGACCTGGAGCAATGAACACAATTGGAAAAGACTACATCGAAAGAAAGCACGGCAGACAAAAGACAACGTATTCTCACGATGTTGTGAAGACGTTTACTGCTGAAACATTCGGGTGTATTCTTTACCAGGAGCAGGTCATGCAAGCCTGTGTGGAGCTCGGCGGCATGACCATGGTTGAGGCAGACCAGGTTCGTAAGATCATTGGTAAGAAAAAAGATGCCAAAGAGTTTGATATCTTTAAGGATAAGTTTGTAGACGGTGCATCGAGGTTTATGTCTCCAAACGTGGCAAGAGAATTGTGGCACGACTTTGAGGCCCACGCTGGGTATTCATTTAACAAATCACATGCTGTAGCGTACTCTACCTTGTCCTACTGGACAGCATGGCTAAAGTACTATTACCCAATTGAATTTATGTTTGCTCTTCTCAAGAACGAAAAAGACAAAGACACTAGGACTGACTATTTGATTGAGGCAAAGCGGATGAACATTCCCATTCGTTTGCCCCATGTCAACGATTCTGATAATGATTTTAAGATTGAAGGCAAGGGTATACGTTTCGGACTATCCGGAATTAAATACATATCAGATAACGTTGCCTCTAAATTAATAGGGAACAGGCCCTTCAACTCTTATGCAGAGCTAGAAGACTTTGTGGCAAAAAAGGGCACGGGAGTAAACAGTAGATCTTTGCAAGCACTTAGAATTATTGGTGCAGCAACTTTTCAAGACAACCCAAGAAACGACAACGAGGTTAGAGAAAACTTATATGAATATCTAAACCTGCCAGAGTTCAACATTACTATTCCTCAGCACTATCACGCATTTATTAATGACGTTGAAGAGTTTGAGGAGAAAGGTTCGTTTGTCCTAATCGGTATGGTAAAAGCCATCAAGAGGGGCAAGGGCTGGTCTAGGGTAGAGATCTTGGATAAGACTGGTTCGGTTGGTATCTTTGATGAAGAGCAGACCACTATTGAAACAGGGAAGACATACATTCTTCTTGCTAGTGATAACAGGATTGTTTCTGCAATTCCAGCCGATGATATCAAGAAATCTGATGCAGCTTTAATTAAATTTCTAAACTATAGGCAACTGCCATTTAGTGAAGAAGAAATGTTTGTTGTTTCTTTTAAGCCAAGGATTACTAAGGCTGGAAAGAAAATGGCAACGCTAACGCTAGCAGATTCGTCGAGAGAGCTACACTCTATTCTTGTGTTTCCAACGACGTTTGCTCAGGCGTATATGAAAATACAGGAGGGTAATGCGTACAAATTCTCTTTTGGAAAAACAAAAGATGGAACAGTCATATTGGAGGAAATACATGTTTGAAGAAATTGCAGGTAGGTTACACGAAACAGCGGTAGAGAAAGGCTTCTGGAATCACACAGTAGACGATATCTTTATTGCCAAGCAGTGCATGATGATCGTGTCTGAGGTTACAGAGGTAATGGAGGCAGTTCGTAAAGACAAGGGCAGCCAGGAAGTCGTCGAGGAGTTGGCAGACATTCTAATCAGGACTCTTGACCTTTGGCGAGGAATGTATGATTATGGTTATGTAGAGCATTCTTTGGATGACGCTATGGAAAGAAAATCAGAATACAACAAGACACGTCCAGAAAGGCATGGTGTTCGTTTTTAATGACTACTATTGAAGAGGCTCTAGCTCTGCTAGATCCCAAGCTAAGAAAAAAAGTTGGCCCAGCCATCAACATTACTACAGAGATGCAGCCGACTCCTAGTGCTGGACTCAACAGGGCTTTAGGCGGGGGCTTTCCCTATGGGCGACAGGTTCTTTTGTGGGGCAGCAAGTCTAGTGCCAAGTCTTCTGTTTGTTTACAGACTATTGCTCTAGCTCAAAAAGAAGGAAAGCTGTGTGCTTGGATCGATGCAGAGATGTCTTATGACGAGGCATGGGCGATGAAGCTTGGAGTTAAGACAGAAGAGTTAATCTACTCTGAGGCAAGAAGCATTAACGATATGGTTGAGGCAGCCGTGGGGCTGATCTCTGCAGGGGTAGACATTATTGTAATTGACAGCATCAGCTCTCTCTTGCCAGCAGTCTACTTTGAAAAAGACTCTGATGAGCTAAAGCCTTTAGAAAACACAAAACAGATTGGTGCAGAGTCTAAAGACCTTAAGCACGCTTGGCTTATGATTAACTGGGCAAATAACAAAGATAATAAAACTTTGATACTTGCCATTTCTCAGTCACGCAACAGCATTAACGCAATGTATACGCAGCAGGTGCCCACTGGAGGACAAACAACACAGTTTATGTCTTCTACTATCGTAAAGCTATTTTCTTCTGCGTCAGATTCTCAAGCCATTAAGGGCAAGATTAAATCTGGAGACAAGCTAATTGAGCAAAAGATTGGTAGAAAAGTTCGTTGGGAAGTAACTAACTCAAAGACATCAGCTCCTGGAGATTCTGGAGAGTATGATTTCTACTATCGCGGTCCCTTCATCGGGGTGGACAGCATTGCTGACCTAGTAGATACAGCAGAAGCCAATGGGTTAGTCCATAGGACTGGGGCATGGTACCAGCTTGAAGATGGTACAAAGCTTCAGGGAAGAGACGCCTTTGTAGAGCGAGTAAAAGAAGATCTCGATCTGCAAAAAAAACTACTGCAGGGGCTCGATGTCTCGCTATAATCTACATCCTGGAGTATTTGTTTGCAAAACCTGTAAGGGGATTGCAACAACTCTTAGGCACTATCCTGAAGACAAGAAGCTTACATGGGTTTGTAAAGACAAACATTTGAGCGTAGTCTCACTAGAAACAAGAAAAAAGAGGAGAGACTATGAGCGAAAGGTCTGAAGGTAAACGTATCGGAGCAAAGCTACACAAAAACTCTGGCCGTAATACAAAAAAGGGAGATGCCTCATGGCACAACTTTGTCATTGACTTTAAAGAAGTCGGCAAGTCATTTACTTTAAACAAAGATGTCTGGGCAAAAGCAACAACTGATGCCTTGAAGTCTCACAAAGATCCTGCTATAGTAGTAGTACTAGGAGAAACAGGAAACAAAACAAGACTAGCGGTCATAGAGATGTCCTTGCTAGAACAATTGATAGAAGAGAGAGATAGCAAATGAAAATTCTAATGCTAGATATTGAAACAACACCTCTGCAAGTTTATACCTGGGGCCTTTGGGACCAAAATATTGGTATTAATCAAATCATCAAGCCTACCGAAATGCTGTGCTTTGGTGCCAAGTGGCAGGGCAAAAAGAAGGTAACCTTTAAGTCCGTACATCACGATGGCAAGGAAGCTATGCTTAAAGAGCTACACTCCATGATGGAAGAAGCAGACATCCTTATTGGGTGGAACTCAGCGGCTTTTGACCACAAGCATATTAAGAGGGAGTTCCTTGAAAATGGAATGGCTCCACCATCTGTAGTTAAAGATCTTGACCTTATGAGTGTTGTTAAGGCTAACTTCAAGTTCCCATCAAACAAGCTTGACTATGTGGCACAAGCCCTAGGCGTTGGGTCAAAGTTCAAGCACTCAGGCTTTGATCTTTGGATTGGCTGCATGGAGGGCAACGGCAAGTCCTGGGCAGAAATGAAAAAGTATCAGATCCAAGACGTAGTACTACTTGAAGAATTATACCAGGTTCTTGTTCCTTGGCTTCCTGGTGCAAGCAGTGTAAGCATTAAAGAGAAGCGAGAAATCTCAGACCCTGAGAAGGTGCTATAATAATATGGTGGAAGAAAACAAAACAACGATTGATTTGGTAAATGGTCTTTCGGAAATAGCAGATTACATGGAGGACGAAGAGCTTACACAGGCTCTCGTAACAATTGCAAAGCTTATCCTAAAGCCAGACATCCCGATTAATGTAGCAACACTAGAGATTGTTAGGTTGCAAGCAATTGCAGCAAAGATGTCTTTCAGAGCTACCTGGATGGCTAACGTAGATAAAGGAGATCGGGCTAAAAAGAATATATATTTTACAGCAGCTTCAGCTATCAGTGATCTGGTAGCAGCTTTGAAATATATTACCCGATAAGATTATGTCAAAAAATTTATTGCAACAAGTGATGGGTCCCAAGCAGATAGACAAAGCTAATATGGATGCACTAATTCAAAAGATTAATTCTGGATATATTGCTAAGCGTGGTCCTCGTCATCAGCAAAAGAAAAGCTTTGCTCCATCTACAATTGCCTATGGGCATGGAGAGTGTGCCAGGTATTGGTATCTAGCCTTTGAAGGCGGTACCTTTGAAGACAACGCAGACGCCTTTGCTGGTGCCAACATGACCAATGGCACTAAGTCGCACGAAAGAATTCAGCAGGCTATGGGCGATGCAGGAATCCTTATCGACTCAGAGTTTAAGATTGTAAATGAAGACCCTCCTATCTTTGGTTACGGTGACGTCATCCTTGATTGGCAGGGAGAAGAACTTCTCGGAGAGATCAAGACGGCAATGGCCGAGGGGTTTGAGTATCGAAAGAATAGTCGTAAGGCAAAGACTGGTCACCTGATTCAGATCCTTATCTATATGAAGATTCTTAAGAAAGCAAAAGGTGTCCTCATTTATGAGAACAAGAATAACCACGAGCTGTTGGCTATTCCTGTTGAAGTAAACGAGTACTACATAAAGTGGGTAGATCAAGCATTTGAATGGATGAGAACCGTCCGTAAGGCATGGGAAAATAAAACCATGCCAGAGAAGGTATATCGTTCTAATTCAAAGATTTGCAAATCATGTCCCCTGCGGGCAGTTTGCGACGATGCTGGCAAGGGAGACATAAAACTAAAATCTCTGGAGCCTATAGATGAAGCATTGTCAATGGTGTGACACATCATTTAATCCAAAAGTAACCTATCAAATATATTGCTCTCCCGAATGCAGGGAAGAAGCAACAAAAGAAAAGATAGCTCAACGCTATTCTGTTGAAAGACGTCATCGTAGGATGAAACAAGAAAGACTTTGCAAGCTATGCGAGTCCAAGCTGTCTGCATACAACGATGACTCTCTTTGCTTTTCTTGTTTAGTAAATCCAAAAGATGTTCATAAAACTCTTAGAGAAATAAAGGGGTTGGCTAATGGTAAAGCTAAGCCAGATAACGAATAAACCAAAAACCATCTGCTCTATTGATGCAAGCACGAATAACCTTGCCTTTGCTTTTTTCTATGAAGACAACCTAGAATCTATTGGAAAGATTAACTTTACAGGGTACACAACCTACAACAAGGTTGGAGACGCCGCAGCCAAGACTAAGGCATTCTTTGATCATTATGGAATACCAGAAGCCATTGTAATTGAGCACACTGTTTTTATCAACAGTCCAAAGACCGCCGCAGATCTTGCACTGGTTCAAGGGGCTATGCTCGGTGCGATGTCTATGTCTGGGGTAAAGATTATTAAATCAATTAATCCTATTGCTTGGCAAACCTTTATAGGAAATGGTAGGCTTACCAATCCAGAAAAGGCAAACCTGAGAGTCGGTAGTCCTGAGAGAAGTGAGTCTTGGTATAAGACCAGGGAGAGAGAGTTTAGGAAACAAAGAACTATTAGGTTTGTTAATACTATTTATGACAGAAAGATAGAAGACAACGACGTGGCAGATGCCGTTGGTATAGGGCACTATGCCATAAATAATTGGAACAAGCTGACTTGACAAGGAGATACTGTGGCTGCTAAACTTTATACAAATGAAATATGGCTCAAGAAAAGATATCATCTTGACCGCAAAACACCAGAAGAAATCGCAAAAGAGTGCGGGGTAAGCGTAGAAACAATCTACGTATATCTATCTAAATTTAAACTAAGGAAATCTAAACGTTGAGTAAAGAGACAGAAGAGAGCATAGAGCGGGTAATGTCTGGCATCCAGAAGATGTTAATAGAAAAGAACAGGGCGTATGGAGACTCTGCCTTAGAGCCAGTAAGAATGTTTTCAAAGAACGATAACATTGAACAGCTCTACGTTCGTATTGACGACAAACTTTCCAGGGTACAGAGAGGTCACGAGTATCCAGGAGACGACACCATCTTTGACCTCATTGGGTATTTAGTATTACTTTTAATTGCTAAGGAGAGAAATGAAACAGTATAGTAATAAGGAACATTTATCATTTGACGACATCTTGCTGGTACCCCAGCATTCTGAAATAGAAAGCAGAAAGGATGTTTCTCTTGCTACTAATCTAGGAAATGGAATAGAGCTTGGGCTGCCGATTATTGCAGCACCAATGGACACCGTTTGCGAATGGGAAATGGTAGAGGCTATGGATAATCTTGGTGGGATGGGTATCCTTCACAGGTATATGCCACTCGAAGAACAGCTTTCTATGGCTAGAATGTCTAGGGCACAGAAAGACCACAGGAATGTAGGAGGATCTGTCGGAGCTCGTAAAGCATTTATAGAAGACGCTATGATGCTTATTGAGGCTGGAGCAAACCTTATTCTAGTAGATGTTGCAAATGGTCACAATCAAAATGCAGTAACAGCCGTTGAGCTTTTGCGGAAAGAGATTCCTGGTGATGTTCACCTTATGGCTGGAAACGTTGCAACTTGGGACGGCTTTGCCAGACTGGGGGATGCTGGAGCAGATTCTATCAGAGTAGGTATTGGCGGTGGTTCAGCCTGCACCACTAGAGTGGTTAGTGCTCACGGAGTACCGACTCTTGCTTCTATCATAAACATTAGAGAAAAGTTTTACTATGGAGAAGGCCCAAGCTTAATCGCTGATGGTGGGATCAGGAACTCTGGTGA